AGGTATGGTGTAAGCGGCGTTGCGCCAGACCCGACCTCGCAGCCCATCCCTGGCCCTCTTCCAAGCACTCCCGTTCCGAGAGATCCACACCTCACCACTGGTGTCAGTGAAGGTGTTCGTTCCACTGGCTGGTGGGGTCTGGGTTGGGAAGTACGGCGACGCTACCGGTGCCCAGGTGGCAGAGGTGGTGGTGTCGACCCACAGAAACCCGTTCGGAGGAGCGATCGCTGGAGCGCTGGCGTTGGGCGCAGACGTAGCCACCTGGGCGTAGGCTCCGCTGATGGGAGCGAGAGCGACGTACTGACCAGAGACGGTATCCCAGTACTTCAGTGTCGGCATGGCTCAGCCCGTCCCCAAGTAGTCACATGACATACAAGTATTGCCAGGGCCGGATGTTCCGGCAGCAGCAGACTGACACAATATGTCAACGTGTATTGTTGCCCCTACGGTTCCAACCGTCACACAGGCTGTCGCAGGCAGGGTAAGTTGCTCAGGATTGATCGGCATCGAACCCCGGAAGCTCCCAAAAGAAGTACCAGCAATAATGATACTCATCTGCCCCCATAAGTTGGAGTTGATGAATGTCTGCACTTGAGCGGTTACACGCCATACGCCAATAATAGGAACGGTGAGCAATCCGTTTGCTGGGTTATAGAGTCCGTATGCGTCGTTATTGACGGCATCGAAGATCATCGTGCTAGTAGTAGTCGTCATAGTGAAAGCGGCGTTACGGTAGACAGAGACGTGCAGCACATCCCGTGCCCTTTTCCAGGCAGAGCCATTCTTCGACACCCACACCTCGCCACTACCGTCGGTGAAGGAGTTGAACCCGCTAGGGGGCGGCGCTTGGGATGGGTAGTACGGCGACGGTGCCCACGTCGTTGTTCCGGTTGAGTTATCCACCCACAGCAGGCCCATAGGCGGCACGATCGGAGGAGGACTGGCAGCCGGGGGCGGCGTTGACTGCACCTCAGCGTAGGCCGGACTACTGCCAGCAGCCCCACTCACCGGGTTCCAGGCCGAGCCATCCGAGATGTACAAGATCTTCGATGCCGTGTTGTAGTACTCATCCCCCGCCAGACCCACCGCTGGGGCTGAAGCATAAGGGGCGATGTTGGTAAGACCGTAGCTGCGGGGCACTAGCCAACCACCACCGCTCGCCAACCTGCCCCAAGGGCCGGGTTGTAGGTGATCTGTGCCGTGTTGACCGTGGGCGCTGCCCAGTCCACCTGGACGAACTGGTACGGGCTGGCAGTGTTGTGGACCATGACGAGGATGTCCTGGGTGTTGAGGTTGTGAGTGATGGTCTCCGGAGACGTTGAGCCATTGAGAGCAACGGCGTATTTCTTCGTCATCCCGGTGACGGCGGTGGTGACGTACGCCTGGGTAGCGATCACGGTGGTATCGACGGCCACCTGACCGGGAGTGGACAGGATACCAGTGCCCTGACCAACGGCAAAGACGTTCCCAGCCAGGGTGAGGCCATTGCCTGCCGTGTAAGTGCTTCCAGCACCGAACTGGGCGTAGGTCAGGCTTGTGGTACCTACAGTGATCGGAGGCGGGGTGGACAACACCCAAGCCGTAGTTGCATTAGTCGTACCCTGTTCGATGAAAACCGCCATACCGTTGAGTTCAACGGCTGTGGCAGCGTCAGTGGTTCGGGTCCAGGCCGCTGCGGCCACGAGGTAGAGACCGTTGGCTGATGCCGTGGTCTGGTTCTTGACCAGTACCCGATCACCCACGCTCAGAGCTATACCGTCAACAGTCTGCGTAGCCGACAACGTGATGTTGGCCGTGGTCGCTGCCCGAGCGGCCTCTTTCCAGGACAGCCCAGCGATGGAGTTGTCCACGTAGTTCTTGGTGGCGGCGTCCTGGGCGTTGGTGGGATCGGCCAGGGCATTGATCTGGAACGACTGCATGTTGAGAACGCCAGCCGTGGTCGCCAGAGCGTTCACCGCAGGCAGGGGAGGGGTGCCGTGACCGTGATCGCCATGAGGCACATGGGCAGATGAGCCAACCGAAGCTCCCTGGCCGAAAGTCGTCCCCTGGGCAATATCAACTGCTGAGGCCCAGGCGGGCATACCGTGCTTGTGGTCTTCATGGGACGCATTGTTCTGCGAGCCAACAACTGCTGTGTCACCGATGGCCTGGTTAGTGGGCGGATTGGTGGTCAGTGTGGGGTTGCCGTGGCCGTGGTCAGAGCGTGCCACGGTGGTTGCCGAACCTGCTGAAGCGATCTGACCAAAGACGTTCTCAGTGGGAGGAGTGCCGAAGGCGGGCATGCCGTGGGCGTGGTCACCCTGGCTGTACTGACCACTGGAACCAGGGACCGCAGCACCACCAATCGCCAGGGTGGTGACGGTGGTCGAGCCAGCCGTACCTGCCCCCGCCTTGGCAAGCTGCCAGGTGGTGCCGTCCCACCAATACAGGTTGTTGGTGGAGGTGTCGAAGTAAAGCTGACCCTTGAGCGGTGAGACCGGGGCGGATCCCAGGTTCTGGATGACAGCGTTGCGAAGTTCGTTCTTGACCAGATCAACAGCGCCGTAGAAAGCAGGCATGGATCGCTCCTAACTCAGGTAGGCGTCGCCACCTACGGCGGCTGAGAAATCGAGTTCGATGGTGGTTGCGTTGAGGTACTTCAGGGCACCGGGGTAGATCTGGGTACCCGCCGAGTCCACGGCAGTGACGTTGGGTTGAAAGCTCAGGTTGTGGGTGATGGTCCAGGTGGTACTGGCTGTGGCCTGTGCCCAGTGGTAGCTGATGGTCTGAGCACCACCTGGACCACTGCCGGTCACCACCACGGCCACATTGTTGGGGGCGTTCTGTTCAAAGAAAACCTGGATGTGGTTGGCATCCAGGATGTGCATCCGAACAATGATCAGATCACCGGTCACCGTGTCCCACGCCTGCACCTGGGGGTAGGGCGAGTTCAGGTTGTGGGCGATGCTGTACGGCGAGCCTGCCACCGTGGGCGTGGTGAGGGTGGTGACATAGCTCGTGCCGGATGGACCCGTAGGTCCGGTTGGACCTTGAGGGCCACCCGGTCCAGTTGCTCCGGTTGGTCCAGTAGCTCCGATAGGCCCGATAGGCCCGGTAGGCCCGGTGGCACCAGTGGCTCCTGGAGCACCCGTATTCCCGGTCGCTCCCGGTGGTCCCGTGGCCCCCGGTACCCCCGCCGATCCCGCCACGCCCGCTGGACCGGTCGGACCAACAGGACCAACAGAGAGAAGATCAATGGCGAGGTAGGTGTTCGGGGCACCGGTTACACCACCGATGGCGGAAGGACTAGACCATGCCGTGGTGGAGAGCGTGTCTCCGGATTGGCAATCGACCGTATCAACGATCTGCGCCCAGAGGTACTCGTTAGCAGTAGCTGTCGAATAAGCGGAATAGTTCTGCGAGCAAGCCACTCCATTGTGTAGGAGGTAGACCCCGATGTTGGTGTTCACCGCAGCGGATGCCCCACACACCTGATAAGCGACTAGGTACTTCCCAGCCTGCGGACAGGTATAGACACCCGTGTTGGTGTTGTAACGGCTGTTAGTGTCCCAGTTGACAGCGTCGAGAGCGAAGGCCGCATTGGGGTTGGTGCTCAACGTCCAGGCAGCGCTCCGAAATGCCCGCATGCTGACGATGCCCGAACCTGCACCCCCACCCCCTCCTGCCTTGGGGAGGTACGTCGGGTAGGCAGGATCGCCGCCCTGGAACAGGCACCAGACGACATCGCCCACGCTGGGTACAGGGGCAGTGGGCTGGAGGGAGGGTGCCCAGATCTGCACGGGTGCCGCCCCGAAGATCTGGGGGATGTACATCTGGATCCGGTTGGAGTGCTGGGGGTCAGCCGTGGAGTACACCTTGGCGGCGTAGACACCGGGGTAAGTCTGGGTGCTAACTGACATTGACGTTACTCATGGTGGCGGCACGCCAGCGCTTGTTGAGCAACTGGGTGGCTGGTGCGTTGACGATGGAGTAGGCGTAGGGATTCTGAGGCGTGTAGGCCACTGCGGACCCCTGTATGGGGCGCTGACCACTGTCACCCAGGGAGTCACGCCCCAGGCACACATCCATCGAGTAACCCTCCGAGAGGATCTTGTGTGTGACCTCCTGGACCCACCACATCCCGTCCTGGTTGCTGTCGATCCCGCTGATGACGATGGGCATGCCCTGGCGCACCGAAGTCGTCCCGCTGAGCGTAGCCGTGGCCTGGTAGTTGAACCGGTTGGCCTGGGTCATGCCGGTCAGGATCGCCTGAGCGTGCGCCTGGCTGGTCACCACCTGATCAGAGATCTGCTGACCGAAGAAAGGGTAGACCGAGCTTTGGCCCAACTGACTGGGCAGACTGCTCCCATCATCGACAGCACCGACAATCTGACCCCGTCGATTTATGCCAGTGATGGTGCGGATGGCCTTCTGGTGACCGGGGACGGGCAGGGTCTCACCTTGGACGGTGCTGAAGTTGGAGATGGTCTGATCAGCATATGTGGGGGCGGTGTTACGGCTCCGGAAGACCGGCATGCCTGACCAGTACCGAAGCAACCCGAGATCAGCAGAGGTGAAGCGGATCTGACTCTGGTTACACGCCAGGCTGTAGCCCACCTTGGTGGCTAGCTGGGTCAAGAAGCTCCAGGCAGAGCCACCGGGGCTGACGATCGAAGGCCAGAAGGAGTCATCAATCTCCACCACCGTGGAGAGGAAGTACTTCTGGGCCACCAGTCTCACGAGATTGGAGGCTTGGACGTTGGCCCAGCTACCGACGAAAGGATCCTTCATGGCGTAGCTCACACCCATGCAGACCACGTCCTCATAGGTGACACCGGACGGTAGTGCCCGGTCGTAGTGCCTCTCGACATGATCGATGTAGCCGTAGAACATGTCCACATCCACCGGGAGCCAGCCGTACTGCATCTGCACCGGAGTGCCAGGCTGTAGCTCCGGCACATCGAGTTGTTCATTGCGTAGGGTGATGATGGCCGTGTCATGCATGCTCTCAGACATCATGACCTTGACCCGGTTGACCGTCTTGAGGACGTTGATGCCACCAGGATCGAAGACCGGGTAGGCCCCGGACATGATCGTCATGCTGGGATCCGAATGATGGACCCGATTACCAGATCCTGGGGATACCAGACTTCCGGGTTGGCATCAGCGATACGCCACCAGTAGATGGGTGTCCCGTAGATCCTGGCGGCGATCAGATCCAGACGATCCCCCTCGACCACGGTGTAGTAGGTGAACCCAGCCGGAGCAGACCTAGGGGAGCCGGAACGATAGACGGCCTGAGTTTTTTGGTCAGTGGTGATCACAGACACCACGGACTGACCAAAGTAGCGAGAGCCGGTGACGATCATCCTCTGAACGCCTTCGGGTTGTTGAAGCCAGAAGGTTGTCCAGGAGCGATGATGGTGCCGTACTGGCCGAACTGACCGTTGGGACCAGTGAACAGGGCGTTCACGATGTCGGCACTGGACAGGTTGGGCAGGTATACCCGCATGATTCCGATGTCCACCGTGGCCTCGATGGGGATCATGTCCTTCGAGAACAGGGTGTAGTTGTAGTCGAAGGAGGAGATCAAGCCCTGGAACTGGATGGAGTTGGGACCACCGATGACCACCTGGATCGACATAGCCTGAGGTGGACGATCACCGGCACCGTTCACACCCAAGCCAGTTTGCCCCATTCCCTTCATCTTGCCATTGCTGTTGGGATAATCAGCCTGGGCGTCATAGATCCCCATGAGCCGCTCGATGGACCGGATGTCCCACCGGCATCCGATGTCAGAGGGACCAGGCCCACCGTCCTTGGGGTTCTTGAAGCCCCCCATGTAGACCTCGTACATGCGGTTGAAGATCAGGGAGAAGCTGATGCTCTGGTTCTGCACGAAGTAAGGACCAGCCTGGAGAGCCGAAGGGTCAACCTGGGAGGGCGCAGCGGCGTCGGTGGTGATCGAGCAGTCAATGGAGATGTTCTGCGGGTTCATCATGAAGTAACAGGCGAACATCCCACCAGTACGGGGCTGAAGCTTCGCCGTGAGTGGGTTGCCAGCGTCCGAACCAGTGACATTGAGGTTGGTCATCAGTTCCATCATCCCGCCACGCACCAGGATTTCGTTGGGCATGTACCCGAAGTCACCGCTGGCCGTGCCTGCTGTCGTCTTACCAGCGAACTGGGGCGAGAAGGGCAGGTTGTTGCGAGGATCAGGCAGATCCTTGATAGCCAAGTTCACGGCATCGGTCTTGCCTTTATCCGTAGTGGGATCAGGCAGAGCACCAGCTATCGGCTTCACTCCTGGAAAGGCTTTGTTGGTGCCAGTTCCTTTCGTACTGTCACTGCCGCTGGCACCACCGGCTCCCCCACTACCCGCTGGGCCACCAGTGCTGCCACCACCCGTCGCACGCTTGACTCCCCGGAACGGCTCACTGGAATCACCCTTCAGATCCAGGTCCACCATCCTGACCACTTGCCCCGTGTACGGGGCCTCGATCATCTTCCCGCCCCCGGCGTACATCCGGACGTGAGCGTTCTCACCATCGTTCCCAGGCACGAAGTAGAGGACGAGATCCCCTACCTGCAACTGATTGGGCAGGTCAGCCTCCGACGGCTGACCAGGCAGAGCGTTACGAGCGTCATAGAAGGTGAACAGTGTTGTCTGGTTGTTCCATTGATCCGTTGTGGTGCGCCCGATCTGCAAGTGCGGACCTTGGGCGTACGAGTAGACCATGAGACCCGAGCAGTCGAACGAGTTCGGTCCCTGGGAGCCATACACGTATGGCTTGTTGAGTTGCTGCTGAGCTATCGCATACGCCTGGTCCCCAGGCTTCCCTACACCAACGTCAACACCTGAGGTGGCAGTAGTAGCAGACATCACTGACTCCTTGCGGAGGCGAGAAGCTGAGGCTTGGCGATGGCCTGGGCGAACTGGTTGGCGATATTCTCCATGTCCTTCTGGGATGCGTTAGGAGGAACCTGCAAGATAACCGAACCGGCCTTGAAGTTCAGATGGACGGCGGTGTTGTTGCCGCCTACCGCACCGTTCTTGTTGTAGGGCGCAGTGCTGTAGTTGTCAGCCGCAGGGATCACGGCCTCACCACGATGGAGCATGGCAAGCTGATTGCGAGCGATCAACTGGGTGCCACGAGCCAGTGAGGCCCCGGTGAATCTGCCGACGTTGTGATCGTAGTGCGAACTGGCCCAGGGCGAGGAGATCACAGCGTTGGCGAAGTCAGTCCGGTTGGCATTCGCCATCAAGGCAGCTTTGATGGCCGACATGTTGGACTGGTTGATCATCTTCGCCGTGTACGTGGCAGCGACATCGAGACTGGAGTAGCTGGCCGTCCCGTCCGCTGCACTGGTACCGAGCGAGGCGTTCAGGGGGTTGTTGCGATTGTTCCAGTTGGAAGTCGGATTTTCATTCGACATCCAGGCCCTGATGTTGTCGACGTTGTTCTGGGTAGTCTGAGCGCCCACGTCACTGACGAGGAGTTGTGCCCACGCCGGTTTGCTGGAGCTACCTGAGCCACCACTGGCTGGATCCGATGACCCCGGTGTACCGGAGCCACTGGCACCGCTGGCGGCACTACTGGAACCGGTTCCACCGCTCCCACTGGTTGTCTGTTTGGGAGTGGCGTACATCCCGGAGAAGTCCCCACCACCACCCGCACTGGCACGAGCGGTCCATGCATACGGCGTTGCACCTTTCGGTCCTGCTCCTCCTGCACCGGGGGACATCGGGGCAGCGGCAGCCGGTGTGCCAGTGAGAAACTGGATGGCAGACTGCCCAATACCAGAGAAGACATTCCCGACATCACCGAGCAGCCCAGCGATCCCTCCCTTCTTGTGATGGGCGGGAGGCTGAGCGGTTTGCTTGGGAGCAGGCT